ATACTGATTATAATCTGATTTATCATCTAAAAAATTCATTTTATTATATATAATATATAATATATAATTTTTCTTTATATATTTATAAAATTAAAATACTTAATGAAGCACCATCATTTTTAACAGCCAATTTTGGTTTTTTATTTAATTTTTCATCTACTGTTATACAACATTCATAAGTTACTATTATATCATATGATGAATATTCCTCAACCTCCTGCAAATGATTTATTGTTACATGTGTATAACCATCTTTTGTTAAAAATGTTTCGTTTTCAACCAATAAGGTACCATTAGCTATTAATTTAATTAAAACAGTTCCCTGATTAAGATATGGAATTATTGGTATAAAAGATGACGAAATTTTTATATCAAGAATGTTATGATTATCTGTCTTAACTTCAGTCTTAAATAATTCTGTACTAAATGAAGGCTCAGTACCATAAATATATTTATCTGTTATATCATTATTTAAAAGTTTTAATTTTGTTGTATTATGATTATATAATTGTATCATTTTTGGTTTACTATCAATTAAAATATTATTAATTTCCTCTAATTCTTTTATTCTATGAAATAATCTACATTTTTTAAGTATATTATAAATACCCATTATCTATAATATACCCGACATTTAAAATTTATTCATTATACCTATTTTCTCTATTTGGATTTCCTAATCCAAATCTAATATCATCATGTTGTAAATTACAATCTATATTATTATTACATTCATTTGTCACTATTTTACTTTTATCATAAAATGTCGCATAGCCATCATTTAATGTATCAAAACCAACAACATTGCCTACTACATTACCACCATTCATTGGTAATTCATTTTTATAATTCCAATTATCAGGTTTAAATGACTCGGTATTATCTTGATAATCATTAGTATGAAGATTTCTTTTAGGGTACGGTTCTTGATTTTCAATATTATTTAAAAAATTTGGATCATATTTTTCATTATTATTTAATGATGTTAACTGATCATTTGTTAAATTAGCATAACTACCAGGAATATCATTTTTATCATAAAATTTATGAACATTCAATACATTTGACATAAAATTTGCACTATTTTCATCTTCTACATAATAATTACCAGCTTTTACATTTTCTGTGCAATTATTAACATAATCAACTAATTCATCATAACATTGATTATCTTTTGTACACATTGTAAATTTTTCTTCATTATCAGATGATATATTATCTAACTTTTTTTGTTCTTCTTCTTCAATATCTAATAAAAAATTCATTGTTTTTTCATGATCATTTGATAAATTGCTTATATTTTTTGTAAGATGTTCTTTAATACTATTAGGAATAATATTTATAACTTTTTCAAAATTAAGATTTTTTAATAATAAATGTAATAATAATATAATTAATATTGTATTGATTAAAAATTTTAGATCCATATAATAATATTATAGATAATATTTTTAATTATTATCTATATCGAATATAAATACACTAATTAAACATTATAGTAAATAACTTATTTATATCAAATGTATTTTTTTTTACAATTATATTAATTTCATAATATATTACATTATCATTAATTTTATTAAATTCAATTAAATAATCATTTTGATTAAAATATATAGATTCAATATTTACAACTTTATCATAATCATATTTAATATTGAAATCTATTGTTTCTAATTTTTTATATATACAAATATTTAACTCAATCTCTCTACCATTGTCCAAAATATAATTATCTACTATATTTTTTATATTAGTATAATATAATTCATAACCATTTTCATTCATTATAAATACATTATTCATATCATAGTATTTATTGTATTTTTTATAATGTGGATTAGATATATTATTTTTAATATTTTTAAGTAAAGTTTCAAATAATCTAATATCAATTTTATTATTAAATATTTTATCAACTTTACCTAATTTAATCTTAATAAAATTATTGTTATTTTTTTGTTGTATAATTTTATCTATTTTGTTATAACACTTCATTAAATTATTTTATAATCTTTATATTAGATTTAAAATTAACAAAAAAAGTGAAAAAAATACTTAAAATTAAAACTTATATTTCTACTATATTAACACATGAATAATGAAGAAATTTTAACCAGAAAAAATTGCACTGATAAATTAAATACTTTGGTAAATAATTATAATATCGCTACCAAAATAGAAGAAGGAATTTATCAATATGTTGTTGACAATATATGTCATGAAAGAAATTTACCTATTAATTGGAATAATTCATACTTTAAAAGAGCTTATATGAATAAATGTATATCTATTTATGGCAATTTAAATGAAGATTCATATATTAAAAATATAAATCTATTGAATAAAATTAAAGATGAAGAAATAGATCCATACAATTTAGCTTTTATGAAACCACAAGAAATTTTTCCAGAAAATTGGGAAAAAATTATCTCTAAACAAAAAGCTACACAAGAATTTATTTATTCTGATAAATTACTCTCATTTACTGATGAATATAAATGCGGACGATGCAAAAAATCCCGTTGTAGTTATTATGAATTGCAGACGAGAAGCAGTGATGAACCAATGACAACTTTCATTACCTGTTTAGAGTGTGGACATAAATGGAAATGTTAGTTACTCTTACCATATTTTTTATTTTTTTTTGGCAGATTCTAACATAAATTTCTTAATTTCATAAAATTCAATTTTCAGCTTCTTCAATAGTATGATTATTGTTTATCTTACTATTACATGTATCTTTAATATATTCAGCAAAATTTAATCCATTATTATATCCAATTTTATTTGTATAGATATTAAAACACAATAATCTTTCTTTCTTAAAATTATGATAAATTGTAAAAAAATTCTTTTTATCATCAAAACTTATGCCTCTCATATACTTCCTTGGTACATTCACAGTTTTACTTTTTCAGTAATACTAATACAATGACATTCATTACATATAATATTTATCAAATGTTTTCGATCTATTTTTATATAAAATATTGACAAATATAGATATTATAAAAATGCTATTTTTTAACCAATGTTACAATTATTCCAATATCATTTTTTTCAACACCATCTATAAATGTGACAGATTTGAATCCAAGATTGATGAACTTATCTCTTATCTCTCTCTTATACTTATTTTTCTTATAGTTACTTAGTTCATTAAAACTATTACGATCTATATCATAATTCCAACGTAAATATAATACAATTATATTATTTGCTTCTAATACTCCACCTTTTTTCAAAATTCTGTGTAAATTTTTCCACAATTGTACATTCTCTTCTGAAAATGGATCGCCAATAGGACAAAATCTCATAATAATTTTATCAAAATAATCCTTATCAAAATACTCCATTGCCTCTTTTGACCAAGCATCTGATACAATATCAGGTTTTGTTAAATCAGCTCTATTCAATAATAGAGAATTTTTGTATTTAGGTTGATGTTCATGTCCATGACAGAGAATTAATATTTTTTCTTTATTTCCAATATTTTTCTCATATTTTTTTACAATTTGATTAACTTTATTCTTACTGTCGATAGATTTCATCATACTTTTTCTATATTTTATACTATCTATTTGATGTAATAAATAATTCAGATCATTTTTATCAAAATGGTGTAATTCATTAATGATCTCATTTGTCAACTCTTTTTTTGATTTTTGACTCATTTATAATAAAATAATATATAAAAATATTTAACTTATATTATAATATATGTTAAATAACACAATTCCAAATAATACTAATCAAATATACAATTCCTTAGGATACAATTCCTTAGGATACAATTCCACAGGATACAATTCCACAAGATATGTAGCCGAAGGATATATTATTGGACTCGTTATTTTTGCACTCTATTTAGAACTTAACCCTAAAATTGGTAATGTTTGGTACAGAATTAATGAAAATAAACTATATCAAATTAGACCACAAAATCTATTAGAATACTTTATTAAACCATTCAAAGATTTTACCTTCTGGAATCCAAGATATTGGGACATAAATCCATATATGTTCTCAACCATTATCAGTCTAACTTTTACTGGTATTAGAAACTTATTCGATCAAGCCTCTCACTGAGGATGACATTCCATTCCATTTTCTTCTCCTCCAGAGTGATTTTCATTTTCCATATGATAATCCAATACCAATGCTTGTTTACATTTACTGGTATCAGTATGTCTAATACTTTGTGAAAGAATTTTTCCCAAATCTTTAGTATACTTTTTATCAATATGTTTAGGATATTCTACCTCAAATTCTACAATTAAATCTCCTCTACCATGAGGGATACCTTCATCTATAATTTTTTTATAAGTTTTTGGTTTAATTATAGAATCCAGTTCAATATATATTCTCTTCTTATTCAAATGTTCAATACTTATCTTACACCCCATTAATGCCTCCAACAAATTGATCTTCTGTTTAATATAAAGTGTGTTTTTATCAACCCTTTTAAAGATTTTATGTTCCTTTTCTACAATCACAAATACTATATCACCATTCTCTCTATCCGGATATTCATTACCACCATTTTTATACAATATTTTCTGATCATTGAACATATTGCCATTAACTGTAACATCATATCTTTTCTCTGTTTTAATAACCTTTTTACCATGACATTTACCACATCTATATTTTGGATCAATTATTTCACCCTCACCACGACAAATATCGCAAACAGTTTGCATTTGTTGAATCATACCAGGACCCACCTGTTTATGAATCATTCTCATACCATTTCCATTACAAGTCCCACATTTTTGTGGTTTACGATTATCAGTTGAACCATTTCCATTACATTTATCACAAATTTTATCAACTATAAATTTCTTAATTATTTTATCACCATTATACAATTGATCTAATGTTACGTCAATTTTTACAACCGTATTTCCACATTTTTTAACTTTATGTTGATGTCTTCCATGACCTCCAAATGATCCTCTGCCTCCAAAAGAACTCATATTGAAAAACATTTCAAATGGATCAACACCTTGTTCAAAACCTTCCTGTTTTAATCCATCTTCCCCGTATTGGTCATACAGTTTTCTTTTATTTTCATCTTTAAGGATGTCATAAGCATTCGCAATTTCTTTAAATTTTTCTTCATTGCCGCCACGATCGGGATGATTTTTGACCGCTAATTTTTTGTATGCACTTTTAATTTCAGAATCAGTTGCTGTTTTAGATACTCCAAGGACTTCATATGGATCACGCATTATTTTAATATATAAATTATTACTTTAAATATGTTTTTATTTTTTGATTATCCAAAAAATAAAAAGTTTGTTTGATTAAAAAAAAAAAAATCTATTTAAAAGTTAAACACTAACTATTATTAAAATGGAAAATTTACCAAAAGTTAGTATTATCACACCAACTTATAACAAAAAATCATTTTTTTCACTTGCTGTTCACAACTTCTTATCTTTTGATTATCCAAAAGATAAACTTGAATGGATTATTTTAGATGATGGAGATGAAAGTATTAAAGATGTTCTACCAGATGATAAAAGAATTAAGTATTACTATTATGATCAGAAAGCTAAAGATGAATTGCACAAATTATTTATGGATAATTATAGAAAAAGAAAGCAAGAGTACAAAAATATGTCTAAAAAACAAAAGAAAGGAAATAAATATAAACTTAATCCATATCACAAAAAAAGTTTTAGAGGTAATCGTATTCCACTTGGTATGAAAAGAAATATTTGTATACAGTATGCAACTTCTGATTACATAATTCATATGGATGATGATGATTTCTATCCTCCTAAATCTATTGTAACAAGAGTAAAAACTTTAATGGAAAATAATATTAATTGTATTGGATGTTCATCAATAAGTTGTTTTCATATTAATAAAATGATATCTTTGATTTATACACCAGATAAAAGTTTTTCTCCTGCTAAGAAAATTTCAGTAGCAACATTAGCATATACTAAAAATTTCTGGGAACAAAATAGATTTGACAACCAAGATGTAATAAATGAGGGAGAATTTTTCCTTAAAAAGAGAAAATGTAATGAATTACATTGGAAAGATGTGATTGTTGCTTTTTATCATTCAAAAAATGATAGAAATATGAGATCATTTCAAGGTGAACCAAATGGTTGGCACTATTATCCATTATCTGATGAATTATTTACTTTAATAACTTCATTAGATCCAGATGGTAATAAAGAAGTATCTGAATTGGAGAAAAATATAGAAAAATAATTTAAAATAACATTTGACTTAAAACACTTTTATTATTTTTACTATTATTTTTGTTCATATTTTTATTCATATTTTTACTATTATTTCTACTATTATTTTTGTTCATATTTTTGTTCATATTTTTGTTCATATTTTTGTTTGAACTAAAATTTCTTTGTAAAAAGCTGGTTAATCTGCTATTTGCATTTTGTCTTGAAACTTTTTGAAATGTTTGAAGTTTATTTTTAATAGATACTTTATTACTCTTATCTTCTAATACATCTAATGGTTCATCTAACATATTTTTATCATCTCCGCTTAAAATTACATTTAAACTTTCTAAAAAGTATTTATCTTCATTTAATTTATCAACTAAATTATTAATATATGAAACTCTTTCTTCCCGAGGTACATTAAAAGAATTGTTAACTGAAATAATAAAGTCATACAGTTTTTTAACTACATTTCTACCACGTTGTAAATTCATATTTTTATCTTTTTTAATTTTATCAAGATTATTATATAATTTGTTTTTATTATCTTCTAATTCTGTTGTTTCTTTTATTCTATTAGCTAAATCTATTAATGGTTGTTCTGTAAGTTTTTCTTCATCAAAAATACTCATATTATTTCTGGTATTATTTCTGATATTATTTCTGGTATTATTTCTGGTATTATTTCTGGTATTATTTCTGATATTATTTCTGATATTATTTCTGATATTATTTCTGGTATTATTTCTGGTATTATTTCTGATATTATTTCTGGTATTATTTCTGGTATTATTTCTGGTATTATTTCTGATATTATTTCTGGTATTATTTCTGATATTATTTCTGGTATTATTTTTATTACTATTGTTGTTAAATTTTTTGTTAATATCTTCAATATCTATATCCATATTTTTAAATAATGAATTTATATCTTTCATACTATTAATCATATTTTTATTACTATTGTTATTCATTCTGTTCATATTCATACTTTTATTACTATTGTTATTCATTCTATTCATATCATTATTCATATTTCTATTCATGTTTTTATTACTATTATTATTCATTCTATTCATAATATTATTTAAATTTCTATTATTTTTATTATTTTCTTCATTGAGTATCATATTAACATTTGAATTTACTTTAAATTTTTCATATTTTGTCATAATT